ATCCGGCATACCCTAAATTGTTTTCTTTTAGGGCGGGGTCAGGTTGTGCTACTTTTATGGGGTTTTTCGGCAGGTCGGGGTGGTTATGTCGATGATATGCTCCTTTTATAGCATTTCGTAGCTCGGCTGGTTGGTTTGGGCGATGGGATACTTTATCGAGTAGTGCGAGCAATGCTCTTTCTGCCTCGGCTGGGTCTTTTGTGTACCTGGTCACCACGAGGGACAGGCGGAGCAGGATATCGTGATGGGACAATAAACCGCTTGGCAGGTTTTCTAGACACCTGCGTATATCTCCTTTAAGTGTGGCCATATTATTCCTCTGCGAGTAGTCGGGTGATTTGCTCGGTAATCTTCAGCATCGCCCCTCGTTCGATCTTGGAGATCGTTTGCTTGGCTACGCCTGCCTTTCGGGCAATCTCATCCTGTGTGTAGCCTCTGTGGTCCTCGGGTAATGCTCTGAGCATCTGCCTCAGACGGGCATCGGTTGCCATCTTACGGATGGAGTTGGATGGTCTACTCGGCATCGAGGTAATCCCTTTGGGTTTTAGGGAGTTCCTGATCGGGCAAGAGCCTACCTTTTCTTGTACGCTTTACTGGTTCTGAGCGAGAGATATGGGTTCTATACTTTCTACCATGCTCATCCAAAGCGATTTGGTTCTTATTCATTAAATCGTCATATGCAGGCATTTTAGGATTTTCATCCACATTCACCCAATCGGTTATGAAGTGTTTAGGCAGTCCATGCTCGGAGATATGTGAATCGCTTGGATCTACCTCATGGCCTTCCCGAGAGATGTGTATGATCTTGTACCCGATCCTGTACAAGTCAGCCCATCGCTTGATCGCCCATGCCTCGTTAGGGAATCGGATATCATCGAATACAACGAGGCGTTTGCCTAGGTAAGGCTCGGCCATCCGCTTGGCCGCATCGACCCATATGTTTGGATAAATGGATTCCCTGCCCCACTCTGTGCCGAGTGTCTGTAACATGTTACGGGTAGTAATACCTTCAGGGAATCCTGGTATCGGTTCCTCCTTTCGATCCAGCCAAGCGGGATGGGGAAGGACGACCTTGAGCATCTCCTTGATCGGTGTGGCGAATGACAGGGTCACTCCACCGAGGGATCGTGCATAGGTCGATTTCCCAACCCCTTTAGGGCCACATAGTCCTATCAGTTTAGGTGCTGTACTTGTCATCCTTTTTTCTCCATGAAATCAATTAATGATTTAGAAAAATCCGAGCATGACTTAATGAACTTTCGGGAATGAATATCAGCACTCTTAGCGATCAGTTCGTTCGCCTCTTCCTTTTTCTTCTCGCAGTACCGATCAACCTTTTCCTTTTTAGCCTCCAAGGATTTTAGTTCCTTGCCTAGCTTTATCTTATGAATACGAAGTTGTTCCTCTACCGATTTTAATTCCTTCTCGGCATCTGCCATTTTTTTGGCAACCAATGGGTCTAACGGACTTCCATCTTTCAATTCATTCAACTCATCTAGCCTAAAAAATACTGTTCTGATATTTCCCATGCCTTCGACTTTCACATACACTCGCTGATCGTCTCCAAGCCATGCACGGATCGAATCAAAAACGGGTCCATTTCCTACAGTTTCTATATTTTTATTTTTCATTCAGTAAATCCTGCTCCTCCCATAATCGCACAAAAGAATGCGGTAATGACCCATAGCCATGCTCCTATCGCCAGGAGCATGAATCCTGCATACGCCAACCATTCCACCAGTTGTTTCATATCAACAATATTTCTGTAGAGATTTTTTCTTAGTTAATTTTGCTAACTTTAGGACAGTCCCTAAATTTATTTTCAAATGTTCGTAAGGTACTTCTACGGTGCTGAACCTACTGTCACATTCTTCGCATGACCTCCTTCTTCTTAACCCCCATTTATTGTGAACTCTCGTCTCAATTACATTAGTTTTTGAGTTACAGTTTAAACATTTCATATCAGTAATGTGTTTTGATTTCCCCCTCGGCGGCCAAGGGTAAGCCTGGGTAGCTTTGGGGTTCCTCGGTTAGTATTTTGATTAAAAGATCAAGTGCCGCCTGTCCTTCGTTCTCTCCAACCTCTAGGGTTACTGAGTCATGGACATGGAGGCAGATCGGCAGACCGGCATCTTCGATACGAATAAGCGCGTCTGCAAAGATGGATCGGGCAGTTGCTTGTACGATGTTTTGAAACAGCCTCGCCCCGTAGAGTTTTACCGGTTCATATCCACGGGTGGTCGAGGCATAGAGTTCTCCATTCTGCTCATAGGCATTGAAGTATCGAACGGGTAAACCACAGCGTGTTTCAAATGTAATACATTCAGGAGTCTCCTTCATCCACTCACGGAATTGGTCCTCCATTTTGGACCATGCGAGCATCACATCGGGGTTCTGCGCTCGATATAGAAGAACCTGCTTTTTGGCCTCTGCTTCGGTCATATTCACACCGAATGATTTTGCTACTTCTAGAAACTTGGTAGCTCCACAACCATAGCCCAGCCCGAGCAGTCTAGCCTTGCATAGTTTCCTCATCTCGGGGGCAAGCTCGGCCATTGGTTCATCCTCATTGTAGAGCTTGGATGCTCGCCCATGTGCCTCGTATATATCGATCCCTCCACGGACTAGGCCGAGGAAGTCTGCATCGCCTACCAGGTAAGCAATTACCCGAGGCTCAATCTGCGAGAGGTCGGCCGATACGATCACCCTACCCTGTGGAGCCTGTAAGCATTTACGGGCAGAAGTGTCGGCCACCTCATCGTTAGGAATAGCCTGGAAGTTTATTACTCCTCCACCGCTCCATCGCTTGGTATGGGGAGCGCCACAATATTTCAAGCGAGTGGGTACTCGGCGGTCTGCCCGTTGACCCATGATTAATTTCTGATAGGTTTGCAGGGCGAGGTTTGCCTGTCTCCACTCGGTTGTCTTTCTATCTGATTCTTCGAGGATCTTTTCTGCCTTATCTATAAACTGCTGGCAGAGTGGACCATTGATCGCCAAACCTCTGTTTGCGATCCTACGGGTGAGTGCAGATAGTGTTCTCTCTTTCCTTGAAAATCCGACATCAAGTTCCTGATATACACGGAGACAGGCTCGACTATCCTCTAAAGCGTAATTGATAAAATTAGAGTTCGCCTGAATATCCTCAACGGATAATCCTGCCATCTGCTCACGGGCATCCTTAGATAATTCCTCGTTAAATAGTTCTTTAACTACACCCGCCAAGGAGCGTGGAAGCTGGTGATACGATGCCATATCGGCGGTGCATATCCACTCGGCAGGCATAAACTCGGGCATCTGCCCTCGGTAAATGGCCGCCCTTGCACAGACGCTATCAAACTCTGCAACATGGGAGATTAAGGTGTGTCCGTTTAGGCGATCAACCGGCAACTTCTGTGGCTCCCCTACCCATTCAAATCCATCCTCTGCTACGATGGATACGAGGGTGACTCGGAAGTCGGGGTGCTTCACATATCGGTCAAGGCCGATCTTTGCGACCGAGTAATTTTTGGACCACACAGTCTCCAGGTCAAAGGCTACAATCATATCACTTCCCGAAATAAAGTTTCAGCCGATAGGATCGCATTTTCGAGAGTCGGATATTCCGTCTCGGGGAGATCCCTATCGATCTGTAGCCTCCAGGTATGTCCATCCTCCTGTTCGACTAAAGTTATATCTGCCTGCCTATTTCCCGCCTTCACAATCACCTTTGATCCACGGGGTAATCCCAATCCCATCTTATATTCAGTTATATTTTTCATGTGTTAAAAACAGAGCTACTCACCCGACCGAGTGTCGCCGAGGTGTCCTTCACTCTCACCGTTGCCTGGCGCGGTATTACCGCCCACCAATGAGTAGCTCTTAAAGTTCATTAGCTTAATACCTTTCCAATCTGTTTCCCGATCCACTCAGCCACATTTACGGTTACGGCATTACCCATCGCTTTGTAGCGTGGTCCATCTGCCTGTTTGACCACCTTGCCGGTTGCCTTCCACTCGTTCCCCTCGAGGGTCAGTTCCATCTTTTCCGATGTCCAATTATCGGGGAATCCCTGTAGCCTCTCGCATTCGATTGGAGTGAGTCGGCGGACGGTTAGGTTTTGGTGTATCGCAATCCCGCCTTGGTTCTTGCTCGGTTCAGGAGTAGTAGTATCAAGCGTTTTTGAAATATCAGTTTCATTACAACCACTCACAGGATTACTAGACTTCATTGAGTTACTTGCTAGGCTATCAAATGCAAACGCCACCCCCACGCCTTCCCCGCCTTGCTGGCTACGCAGAGTTACCGATACATCCTCGGAAGCCTTGGGGGTTGTGTCTCCGTTCCATGAGACTACGGCATGATGGTCGCCTTTCGTTAAGGTTGGAGATGGATCTCCCTCTTGGCCTACGCCTAAACCATTACCCTTGCCGTCAGACTTTTCTCCCCGCTTACCAGCATGGCGAGTTGCCATGTCATGGATGGGTATGGCTTTCTGTTCGATAACCCCACCAATATGATTTTTATCAGAGGCGGCAGAGGATAGGGTTTGCGAGGTGTTCGGATTAATTGAGTTGTTATAAAAATCAACTGCTAGAATCGCCTTCCCCTCCTTCACCCATTGGTTTGAACCCCACTTTTCATTATCCTTCGCACATAGCGTGGCCATTAGGTCGGGGTCACTTCCTGTGGATTGGGCCTGTATTGCTAAACCTCTACCCGTCTCCAAGTCTTGATTCCCTAGTCCTTTGTAGTCTCTTGCGAGGAGTGTACCTGCTGTTCCGTTTGGATCGCAGTCACACTTGCCACCCTCTCCAACGCTTTCTGTAGCATCTCCGGCAGTTCCTTTCCCCGCTTCTCGGCTCGGCGCAGGATGCCCTGGCAGGCTTTCGGTGATAGCGAGTATTTGGTCGC